GCCGACACCGCCGCCATCGCCGGCACCGTGGGCACAATCAGCCTCAGCATCACGGCCAGTCAGGCCCTGCTGCTGCAGCAGGTGGCGCAGTTGCACGGACTGCTGCAGCCACTCAGCGTCTCCGCAACCCGCCGGGCCGCCGGCGACCTGGTGCAGGGCGTGGAAGACCTGGCTGGCACGGTCACGATCACCACCACCGGGCGCGGCGACACGCTGCACACCAGCCCCGGCGCGATGATCGAGCTGCTGGCCGCCTTGCATGGCATCACCGCGCCGCTGGTGGTCACCACCACGCATCGCACTGCCGGATCGTTGGTGCAGGTCATCGATTCGGCGGGCGGCACAACCACGGTGCGGGTGCAGTGAGCCCCACCGCGCTCGGCATCGCGCTCCAGGGCCTGCTGCTCGGGCCGCTGCCGATCGCGCTGCAGGGACTCGCGGGTGTGGCCGCACCGGCCGACGACGCGCCGCGCAGCGGTGGCGGGCGCACTCGCCGCCCGCGCCCCATGTGGCCCTCGCCAGCGGCGCAGGCCGACGCGCAAGACCTCGAAGCACTGCTGCTCACCGAGGCGCTGTAGCCCGCCGAGTCGCGCCGCAACAAGAGCGGACATTTGAACTGAAATGTCCGCGCCGGCCTCCGTAGCGTAGCCGGCATGAAGAACCCCACGCGCCTGCTCGCACAACAGATCCGGCTCGCCACGCTGCAGCCGGCCACGTTCAACGCCGAGGCCCGCACCGTCGAGGTGGTCTGGACAGCCGGCGCCGTTGTCGTGCGCTACGACTACAACACCGACGAGTACTACAACGAAGAGCTTGAGGTGAGCGCCTCGGCGATCGACATGTCGCGGCTCGGCAGCGGCGCGGCGCCGGTGCTCAACTCGCACGGCACGTGGTCGCTCGATCAGCAAATCGGGGTGGTCGAACGTGCCTGGCTCGATGGCAAAACCGGCCGCGCGCTGGTGCGCCTGAGCGCCCGCGAGGACGTTGCCGGCATCGTGCAGGACATCCGCGACGGCATCATCCGCAATATCAGTGTGGGCTACAGCGTGCAGACCTACGAAATCACGCGCGACGCCGGCAACAAGCTGCCCACCTACCGCGCCACGCGCTGGACGCCGATGGAGCTGAGCTTTGTCACCGTGCCGGCCGACGCCGGCGCGGCCACGCGCGGCGCTCCCGGTGCCAACCCCAACACCCCGAATGCCTCGCAGGGCACCCCCTGCGAGTTCGTCAGCGCACATGCGCGCAACTCCAGCGAGGAAAACCAGATGGACGAGAACGAAGCGCCGAACGGCGCCGACACGGCCAACGCCGCCGGCAACGGCGCCGCTCCGGCCACCACCACGGATGTCGCCACCGCCGAGCGCGCCGCGCTGGCCCGCGCGGCCGACATCACCGCACTGGCGCAGCGCCACGGCATGACCGACAAAGCCGCCGAGTGGATTCGCGCCGGCAGCAGCATCGAGCAGGTGCGCGCCACGGTGCTCGACGAGCTGGCCAAGCGCGACGCCGCCGCCGGTGGCAGCTTCAACCGCGTGAGCGCGGGCGTCGACCAGGTGGAAAAGCACCGCGCCGCTGCTGTGCAGGCGCTGATGGCGCGCCAGAGCGTGGTGGGCGACGACGGCAAGGTCGTCCGCGTGGAGCAGGGCAACCCGTTCCGCGGCCTGTCGCTCGTCGACATCGCGCGCCGCTGCCTCGAGCAGGCCGGCACCCGCACCGACGGCATGAGCCGCATGGACCTGGTGGGCCGCGCGTTCACCCAGACCAGCAGCGATTTCCCGATTTTGCTGGAAAACGCCATGCAGAAGACCCTGCAGGCGGCGTATGCCGCGGCTGCGGACACCTGGTCGCGCTGGTGCGCCACCGGCTCGGTGGCCGACTTCCGCGACCACCCGCGCTACCGCGTGGGCAGCTTGCAGAACCTGCAGGACCTCACCGAGGCCGGCGAGTTTCGCAACCGCCCGATCCCGGACGCTGACCGCTCGCGCATCCGCGCGACGACGAAGGGCAACATCATCAACCTGTCGCGGCAGGCCATCATCAACGATGACCTCGGCGCGTTCCTCGGCCTCGCTACCGCGTTCGGGCGCGCCGCACGCCGCACCATCGAGGCCGATGTGTACGCACTGCTGCGCTCCAACAGCGGCAACGGCCCGACGATGCAGGATGGCCAGCCGCTGTTCCACGCCACGCACAACAACATCGGCACCACGCAGGCGCTGACGGTGACGGCCGTCGACAACGCCCGCACGCTGATGGCGCGCCAGACCGACTTCACCGGCGCGGAGTTCCTCGATCTGCGCCCGTCGATCTGGCTGGGCCCGGTGGAGCTGGGCGGCACCGCCCGCGTCATCAACGACAGCCAGTTCGACCCCGACCGCGACAACAAGCTGCAGCGCGCCAACATGGTCGCCCGCATCTTCGCGGACATCGTCGACACGCCGCGCCTGCTCGGCAGCGACAACCGCTGGTACGCCATCAGCGCGCCGGCGGAAGCGCCGGTGTTCGAGGTGGCCTTCCTCGACGGCAACGATGCGCCGTACCTCGAGCTGGAAAACGGCTTCGACGTTGACGGTGCGCGCTGGAAGGCGCGCCTCGACTTCGGTGTCGCGGCCATCGACTGGCGCGGCATCGTGCGCGGCCAGACGGCCTAAGCCCCTCGCGTGACGCCGGCAGGCCGCCGGCGTTGCGCCCTCGATCAAGGAGACACCCATGGCCAACAATTTCCTGCAGCCGGGCGACACGCTCGACATCGTTGCCGCTGCCAACCTCACCAGCGGCACGCCGATTGCGGTCGGTGCGCTCGCTGCCGTCCCGCTCAGCACCGTCCTCAGCGGCCAGCCCTGCGCCGTGCGCGTGCAGGGTGTGTTCCAGGTGCCGAAGGCGGCGGGCACGGCCTTCACCGTGGGCCAGCGCGTCAACTTCCGGCCGGGGTCCAACGCCTTCACCCTGGCAACGCCCGCCGCTGGCGATCTGCTTGGCGCAGGCATCGCCGTGGCGGCTGCGGCTGCCGGCGACACCACGTGCCAAGTGCGCCTGTCGCCCGGCGCGGCCACGATCCAGCCGTAAGCGCAGGCCGTGTCCGACGCCTTCGCCCTCGCCGCGCACGTCGCTTTCCAGGCGGCGGATGCAGCGTTTTTCGGCGCATTCGAGGCCACTGTCACCGTGGGCGTACAACCGCCGGCAGCCGCGCGCGTGTTTGTCGACGAGGCGAGCGAGGGCGTGGGCGATTTTGGCGAGGTGGTGGTAGGCCAGCAGCTCGTCACCTTCATCGATGCCGGCCGCGCACTCGCGCAGCCGGCGGCGATTGTCGCGCTGCCCGGTGGCCGCGTGCTCGAGCTTGAGCGCAAGGTGTTTGACGACGGCGTGACCGCCCGTTGGAGCGCGCGCCGTGTCTGAGGCCATCACCTGGCAGGCGGTGCAGTCGGTGGCCGCGCGGCTGCCGCTGATCACCATCGCCAACGGCTTTCGCACCAACGCCGGCAACAGCGTGCTGGTCGAGCAGTTGCAGGCCGATCCCGGTCGTGGCCCGGTGGAGCGGCTGAGCGTCTACCTCGACCGCGTGTCGCGCTCGGCCGACACGCTCGACGGTGGCACCGAATGGACGGTGCAGATCGTCGTCGAGGCCGATGTGCCCAGTACCCGCCGCGACGCGCAGCAGCGCGCGCATGCCGTGATGGCCGACGTGTTTTCGCTGTTTCCGGCGGGCGGTATCGCCCTGCCGATTCCGGCGGGCGTCGTCGAGATCGAGGCGCAGACCGCCGATTTTCTTACCCGCGTCGATGGCGCAAACGCGTCTGTCGCCCAGATTCGCCTGCAGGCCATCGTGCGCCTGCTCTGACCCGGAGACCCCCGCATGTCGTACACCCGCAGCCAAGGCACCGAACTGTTCTACGTCTCGGCGCCCACCGTTGTCACCAAGATCGCGCAGGTGGTGGAGTTGCCGGAAGCCGGCGGCGGCCCCGCCGACGAGATCGAGGTGACGCATCTTGATTCGCCGATGAAGGAGTTCATCGCCGGCCTGTCGGACAATCAGCCGATCACGTTCCCCGTGCGTTTCAGCGCCACCCTGCACAGCGCGCTCTGGGCGCTGAAAAACAGCGGCGTGGTGGTGCCCATCATGATCGCCTTCGCCGACGGCACCGGCACGCCCACCGCGGCGGCTGGCGCGTTTGCGGCGCTCAACACGCGCAGCAACCTGCGCGGGCAGGCCTTCGTGCAGAACTTCACCTGGAACAACCCGGCGAACGGCGTGCTCAACAGCACCGTGACGCTGCGTCCCACGGGCCTGTTTACCTTCACGGCGCGGGTGTAAGGCATGGACTTTCGGGAGTTCCTGAGCGAGTCGATCGCCACGCTGCGGCCCATCCGCCGCGAGTTCGAGTTTGGTGGAAAGAAGATCGAGGGCTACTTCCTTGACCTGCCGGCCATTCGTGTGCGCGAGCTGATGCGCTCGCAAGAGGGCGATCGTGACGCGATTTTCCTTGCGGCGGTGGTGTGTGACGCCGCCGGAGGGCCGCTGCTGACGGTCGAGCAGGCGCTGGGCATCAAGCCGGCCTATCTGCAGCTCCTTGTGCAACAGGCGCTGACGGCTCTCGGCCTGTCGGAGGAGGGGCACGAGGAAGCAAAAAAGCCCTGAGAACCGACCCGATCGAACGCTTCTGGCACGACCTTGCGTTGGCGCTAGGGGGCAGGACGGTCGGGGAGCTGAAGGCGGCCATGTCGGCCAGCGAGTTCGCCAGCTGGCTGGCGTACGTCGAAGACAACGGCCCTCTCGACTTTCAGCGGCGGTACGACGAGCCCGCAGCGCTGATCGCCTGGGTGGTGCAGGCCGCCCAGGGAGGCAAGTCGAAGATTGATGACTTCCTTCGCTTCAAGAACAAGAACCAGAACCAGCACAGCAGCATCGACAACGCGATCGCCAAGCTATTCGGAGTCAAGGTATGACCGGTCGCACTCAGCTCAGCGTCGATCTGATCGCCAAGGTGGGTGGCTTCGAGGCGGGCATGAAGCGCGCCGCAAACGCTGCTGGTGAAACTGCATCGCGGATACGCACCAAACTCGGCGAGATTGGCCCTGGCATGGCGGCTGGTCTCGCCGCCGGCGCTACCGCTGCGGCTGGCGGACTCGCGTTCGCGTTGAAGGGCGCGATCGACCGTGCGGACCAACTTGCCGAGGCCTCTGATCGTCTCGGCTTGACCACCGAACAGTTCACGGCGATGGGCTTTGCCGCGAAGTTCAGCGGCATCGAGTCGGCGAAGTTCGAGGCCGCCATCCGCAGTTTCAACAGCCGCATTGAGAAGACCGAGCCGCTGCTGAATGCGCTCGGCGTAGCGACGCGAGACGTTGCGACGAACGCGTTCCTACCGTCGACCGACATCATCCGCAGTCTCGGCGACACGTTCGCCGCGCTTCCACCTGGTATCGAGGAATCGCAGCTCGCCGCTGAGTTGTTCGGTACGCGCCTTGGCGGGCAGATGATCCCGCTGCTCAACCGTGGCACGCAGGGCATCCGCGACATGGAGGATCGCGCGCACTCCTTGGGTGGCGTGCTGCGCACGGAGAGCGCCGCTGCAGCAGGGGCCTTCAGCGATGAGCTGGACGAATTGCAGTTCGTCATGAATGGCGCGCTGCTCGATCTCATTCCGCAGGCCACGAAAGCACTTCGCGGCTTCGGGGACCTCGTCAAGGACCCCAGCTTCCTGGAAGGCATCGGCGCGCTGGTAGGGGTGCTCGCAAGGACGGCGCATGGCTTCGGCTTAATCGTCAGCGAGTCGACCAAGGCGCTCGGCACGATGAAGCGATTCGCCACCGACGACACGGATACGCAGCTTGATCGACGGCTTGCGGCCCTGCAGACGCGTATCAGCGCGGCGCGTCAAGTCAGCGGCGGGGAGCTGCCGGCGAACTTCGAAATCACCATGCCCGACGTGGCCCGCGCGATGAAAGAGCGTGAAGCCATCATCCGTGAGCAGCGGCGGCGAATCCTTTCTGCGCGCCAAGGCCAGCCCGCCCCCGCCGCAGGCGTTGCGCCAGCCGCCGGCCTTGCAGGTGGCACAGACCCGCTCGCAGCGCTCCGCGCGGCCTTCGCCGAAAAAGAGCGCCGCACAAAGGCAGCAGCCAAATCCCGCGACGCGGCAGCCGCTGCTGCAAAGCGTCAAGCCGAGGCAGAGCGCGAGCTTGGGCAGCCAGTTGAAAAAGAGGCGCGGCGGATGGAAGGGGCGCGCAAGCGTCAAGCCGCTATCGAGGCTGATTTGCTTGAGCGAGTTCGCCAAGAGGATGAGGCGCGTCAGCCCGCGCTCGAGTCTGGCCGTGCACTGGTCAAAAGCCTCGAGTTCGAGCTTGCGTTGATGAAGATGTCCAACGAGGAGCGCGCCACCGCGATCCAGCTCCGCAGTCTCGACAGCGAAGCCGTCGCCAAGTACGGCGCGCAGATCGCGGACCTCAACCGCCAGATCGAGGATCAGTTGAAGGTGCAGCAGTTCAGCGACAACCTCCGCCGCGGGTTCGAGGACACCTTCGCCTCGATCATCGATGGCACCAAGTCGGCCAAGGACGCCTTCGCCGATCTCGGCAGCTACATCACATCGATGATCGCGCAGCGCCTTGGCGCGCAGTTGGTCGACTCGCTGCTCGGACCCTCGGGCACGCCGCTTGGCGGCGGTGGCGGTGGCATCGGCGGGCTGTTGTCGGGCTTTCTCGGCAGCCTGTTCGGCGGCGGCCGCGCGGCCGGCGGCTGGGTGTCGCCGGGCAAGATGTACGAGGTGGCCGAAAACGGCCCCGAGCTGCTGCGTGTGGGCAATCGCCAGTTCCTGCTGCCCAGCGCCACGGGCGGCATGGTCACGCCGAACGCGCGCATGGGCGGCGGCGGTGGCGTGGTGCAGCACATCACCGTGCAGGGCCGCATCGACAACCGCACGTCCGCACAGCTCGCGCGTGAGACAGCGCGTGCCCAGGCCCGCGCGGCGGCGAGGTTTGGCGCATGAGCTTCATCGAGCAGCGCCTGCTCGATCGGCTGGCCGTGGGCACGCAGGGCGGCCCCACGTGGAGCACGCGGCAAGTGGCGCTTGCAAGCGGCATCGTGCGCCGCAACGCGCAACGCTCGCGGCCGCTGTACCGCTACGCCGTGCTCTACGCCAACCTGCTGCCCGAGCACTACCTGCCGCTGCTGTATGCGTTCAACGCATCGCGCGGCGGCGCGTTTGGTTTTCGCCTGCGCGATCCGGTCGATTTCGAGGCCCTGAACGAGGCCTTCGCCACCGGCACCGGAGTCAGCCAGACCGCGCAACTGGTCAAGTCCTACGCGTGGGGGCCGCAGGTTGTCGCGCGGCCCATCCGCAAGCCCAACGCGGGCGTTGTGGTGACGGCCAACGGCACGCCGATTGCCGCCAGCGTCGACACCACCACCGGCCTTGCCACGTTCACCGCGCCGGTGGGCCAGACGGTGCGCTGGTCGGGCACGTTCGACGTGCCGGTACGCTTTGAGAGCGACCAGCTCATCACCTCGTTCGACCGCTCGGCGCAGGCAGTGATCTTGAGCGCCGACGTGCCGCTGGTCGAGGTGCTCGACGCATGAGGACCATCCCGGCCGCCTTGCAAGCGCACCTCGACGGTGCCGTCACCAGCACCTGTCGGCTGCTGCGGATCCAGCTCCGCGACGGCCGCGTGTTTGGCGTGGCTAGCCTGGACGCCGACGTGACCTACAACGACGGGCGCGGCGCGGTGACGTACAGCGCCACGCAGGGCGTCGATCCGTCGGCGCTGTCCGCCGACACGGAGCTGAGCGTGGCCAACGCCGAGGCGCAGAGCCTGCTGGTGACCACCGGCACCGGCATCACCGAGGCGATGATCGAGGCCGGCGACCTGCGCGACGCCGAGTGGACGATGTACCTCGTCAATTACCGCGACCTCAGCATGGGTCATGCCATCCTTGGCGCGGGTGACGTGGGCGAGGTGACAAAGCGGTGGGGCATGGTGTGGATGCCCGAGCTGCTGAGCTACAGCGTGCGCCTGCGCCAGCCCATCGGCACGCACTGGTCGCGCACCTGCCGCGCCATCGACGGCAGCCCGGCGCAGGGGCAGACCGGCTGCGGTCGCACCATCGTTTGGCTGTCGGGTAGTGTCAGCGCGGTAGGCGCGGAGCCCGATCGGCAGTTCACCGGCAGCGTCACCGCGCCGGCGCCGCCGGCAAACCTGCCGCTTGCACCGGGCCGCCTGCGCTGGCTTACCGGCGCCAATGCCGGGCGCAGCGCCGTGGTGGAGGCGTTTGCCGCTGGTGCGGTGACGATGGGCAACGCCATGCCGTTTGCGGTGGCGGTGGGCGACACCTACGAAATCAGCGATGCCTGCCCGCGCACTTGGGCGGCCTGCGTGGCGCGCGGCAACCGGCTCAACTATCGCGGCGAGCCGCTCACTCCCGCCGGCGACAGCGCCGCGGTGGGCACGCCGGGCGCGCAGGTGCCGCGTGAGGGCGTGGTCACGCAACTTGGCGGGGCGCTGGGCCAATGACCACCCCCTGCCCGCGTGACGACACCATCGCCACCGCCCGCGGCTACCTCGGCGTGCCCTGGCGCCATCAGGGCCGCCAGCCGTGGGCGCTCGATTGCCTGGGCCTGATTGTGCTCTCGCTGCGTGCGGCGGGCCGCACGGTGATCGACCGCGAGGGCTACCCGCGCGACCCGCAGCACGAGGGCCTGCGCGCCGAGCTGCATCGGCAATCCGGCGCGCCCGGCGAGTGGGTGCACTCCGGCATCGCGCTGATGCAGTGGCACGGTGCCACCGAGCCCAGCCACGTGGGCCTGCTGATCAACAGCGGCGATCACTGGCGGTTGATCCACAGCTACAGCAGTCCCGGCTGCGTCGTCGAGCACCGCATCGACGCGCAGTGGCAGCCGCTCATCGTCGAGGTGTACGACCCATGGCGAATGCAGTAGGCGGCGTCGTTGGTGCGGCCATCGGGTTTGTCGTCGGCGGGCCCGCCGGCGCGCAGTGGGGCTGGGCCATCGGCGCTGCCGTGGGCACCAGCTTCAGCACCATCCGGCAGCCGCGCATCGGCGAGTTGGCCGAGGTGCGCGCGGGCGAGGGCGGGCCGCGCGCGCGGGTGTATGGGCGCTTTCGGCCCATCGGCGGCAACGTGGTGTGGGCGGGCCGTGCGCGCGAAATCCGCCGCCGACAGCGGCAGGGCAAAGGCGCGCCGAGGGTGGAGACCAGCACCATCCTGCGCAGCTATGCCATCGGCATCTGCGAGGGGCCTATCACGGGCGTCTCGCGCATCTGGCGAAACAACGAGCTGGTGTACGACGTGCGCGCGGGCAGCACGATGCTGGCCGAGTCGGCGCGATGGATGCAGGGCCGTACCCTGCTGACGGGCGGCTGGGATCAACTGCCGCACCCCACCATCGAGGCCGAGGCCGGCATTGACAACGCGCCCGCCATGCGCGGCACCGCGCTACTGGTCGTGACCGATGAAGACCTCACCGAGCTGCGCGGCGCTGTGCCGGCGTATCAGTTTGAGGTGTTTCGCGGGGTGGGCCGTTCGCTCACCACGCCGCCCTACGAGATCGAGACCGCCGAGCAGATCAATGTCTCGGCCACGCTGTTGGATGGCGAGCTGCGCACCCTGCTGCACGATTACCAGGCACCGCCCGAACAGCTCAACGTATCAGCCGCGTTGATGGGCGGCTCGCTGGGCGTGCTGCTGCGCGATTACCAGGCACCGCCCGAGCAGCTCGACGTATCGGCAACGCTGCATGCCGGCGAGCTGCGCGCAATCCTCATCACCTACAACAACTGGCCTGCGGAGCAGCTCGACGTATCGGCAACGCTGCATGCCGGCGAGCTGCGCGCAATCTTCATCACCTACAACAACTGGCCTGCGGAGCAAATCAATGTCCACGCAACATTGCAAGACGGCTATCTCGGCCCCTGATGCCGAGGTTTGCATCGGCGTAGAGGGCATCTACGACTTTCGCGTGTACAAAGCCAACGCCGACGGCACGGCGGGGGCGTTGGTGCGCGAGCTGCTGGATGTGCACAACCTCATCACTGATTTCGGGATGGATTCGATGGGCAATGTGTCGCAAAGCGGCGCAGACTTTTTCTGGGCGGAGTGCGTTGTGGGCACAGGCAACGCGCCGCCTCAGTTCAGCGATACGGCGCTGCAGACATTTCGAGCGGGTACGCAGACTGTCTTGGTGGCCGGCAGCGTTACCCGGCAAATCGTTACCTCGCCGCGATGGATCGAAGTGGCGCGCACTTGGCGTTTTCCGGCGGGCGCGGCATCGGGCAATCTCACCGAGGTGGGCGTGCGGCGTCAAAACGGCGCGCCGCAACATCTGTTCTCGCGGGCGCTGATTGTGGATGGCGGTGGGCAGCCCACTGCGCTCACCGTGCTTTCCGACGAGATTCTCGACGTTACCTTTCGGTTTCTATGGTTTGTGCCGGAAAACGACGTGACCGGCACCGTGACGCTCAACGGCGTCCCGCACAACTGGACCTTGCGCGCGGTAGCTATCCACCAGACGGCAAGTGTGGGTAGTACCCCCGGCTGGCCAGCAAGCCAACAGTACGATTTCGGGATTCGCGCGCGGCGCGTCGATAACATCAACACGGCAAGCAGAGCGAACAGCGTTGCCACCGTGGCGATGACGGCGCCAGACCAGTTGCCTGTGCTTGACGGGATAATCAGCCGCGGCGCTTCAGGCCATCAAAGCGGCGCCTATACGCCCGGATCGCATTTTCTCGACTCCATTTACACGTGGGGCTTGTCTGAGGGCAACTCGGCGGACATCCGCCTGGCGGTGATGTCGGTTGCGTTTGGTAGTTTCCAAATCGGCTTCTCGCCACCGTTCACCAAGCTCAACACGCAGCAGCTTCGTTTCACTTTGCGCGTCAGTTGGGCCCGCCGCCCGTGATCCCTCACGAGCGCCTGAGCACTACGCCGGTTCGCGCGCGACTGCTCAACCCGTGGTCGCGCAACAATCGCGTTAGCCTGCATCGCGGGCCGGTGGCGCTGTCGGACACGTCGCAGGGCCTTGCCGCGCGCATGTGGCGCTTGCGCGTGCTTGATGGCGGGCTGTTTCTCGGGCCTGTCGATGGTGCTGAGCAATTGCTTGTGGCGGCTGCCGGGGTGAGCGAGTGCTCGCTCGCGTTTGACCAGCTTGGCCGGCCTGCGGCCTCGTTTGTGGCTGGTGGCGTGCCGCAGCTTTACTGGTTCGACTCGGTGGCGCAGGGCTTTGTCACCGATGTGCTGGCGGCGGGCACCATCAATCCGCGCATCACGCTCGGCAATGCCCGCGCCAGCTTCGCGCCGACCAGCGACATCATCTTGGCCTACGTGCGCGCGGGCAGCCTGTACTACCGGCAGCAGCGCGACCGCTACACCATCGAGCGCCTGCTTTCGGCGGGCGTTTCGTCGCTCGAACACCTCAGCATGAACAGCGTTTTTCGGCTGCAATTCGTGCTTGATGGCGGCGATGCCGCCAACGACGAATGGACGCTGGGCGAGCTTGTGGAGGTGATGGGCCGCGATGTGAGCATCCCTGCCGAGCGCCTTGTACCGGCGCAGAGCATGTACGACGTGGTGATCTCAGGCTTCGCCACCTCGCCCGCTGCTGCCGCCGTAGAGCACCTGCGCAGCTTGTCGCAGGTGTACTTTTTCGACGCGCAGGATGCCGATGGCCTGCTGCGCTTTGTGCCGCGCGGCGGTCCGTCGGTGGCCACCATCGGCGAGGCCGAGTTTGTCGATGGCGAGGACGAGCCCGAGATCGACACCACGCGCGACACCATCAGCGTGCCGCGCCTGCTGCACCTGAGCTATTACGACGTGGCCGGCGGCCAAGGCACCGACAAGCAGGACAGCGAGCGCGCCATCAGCCCGCGCGTGGAGGCCCCCACGGTGCTCAGCACGCCGGTGGTGTTGGATGCCACAACGGCGAAGCGAGCGGTGTCGATCCAGCACCGCGTGATGGAGGAGGAGCTGCGCGGCGAGCTGGTGGTGGGCGTGAGCGATCAGCGCCTCTCGATGGTGGAGGCCGATGTGGTGACGCTGCAGTATCGCGGCCGGTCGCAGCGCGCGCGCGTCACCGAGGTGAAGACGATGGACGGCTGGCAGCGCCTCACGCTCAGCCGCGACAGGCAGAGCGCCTACGTGGCCCCTGGCTCGGTGCAGGCGGTGCCGCCCGCACCGCCCACCCCGCCGCCCAGCACCATCCCCGGCGCCACC